GCTGGTTCTGGCATAAGAACAATCTTAATCAGTATGCCGACTCCGGCGACTTTGTTACGATGACAAAAAAGATTAACGGTGGTACTATTGGTTTAGAAGACCGTAAAAAACATTACGCCCATGCAGTTGAAGTTTTATCAGGAAACCATTAAAATAATATATGTTTAATCATGTACAACTTGACCGTGAAGTCCCCAAACTACAACAACTAAACGAAAACGGTACCCGTTATTATGTTACACCGGAGGGGAATAAGTACCCCTCCATCACTACCGTACTTGCCGCCTACAACATAGGTTATATTATGGAGTGGCGGAAACGTGTTGGTGAAGAAGAAGCTAATAAAATATCACAAAAAGCTTCTGGTCGTGGTACTAGAATTCATACTTTGTGTGAGCAATATATTGATAATAAAGTACCTGCATTTAAGAGTCCACTTGATCAAGAACTTTTTAATAAATTTAAGCCTACGTTACATCGCATTAATAACGTCTATGCTCAAGAACTACGTATGTATTCTGATCATTTGCGTATTGCTGGTACAGTGGATTGTGTAGCTGAATTTGATGGGGTTCTATCTGTTATTGACTTTAAAACAGCTAAACGGCTTAAAAATAAAGAAGATATCGAAAACTATTTCATGCAATGCTCTGCCTATGCTATTATGTTTGAAGAGCAGTTTAAAATACCTGTTGCACAAACCGTTGTAGCAATTGCTGTAGATGATGAAGAGCCTCAGGTGTTTATTGAACGTAGAAATACCCATGTAAAGCGCTTAATGTACTTTCGGGACCTCTACGAAAAGAAGAGTGGATTAGTAGTGGCTTCTGCAGTATAATCCATAGGTGGGCGGTTGAGAATTAGGTCACCTAAATAATAAACGATCGTATGAAGTTAATCGAAAGTAGTTCTGGACGGGGGTGCGAATCCCCCCAGGTCCACCAATTATCTATTTTTATCCTAAACGGATAATTATCTGGATTAAATAAAATTGGATAATTGATGGGCCTGCATAGTTTCGACAGGGCAATAAGTACAAAGATGGACGATCCGACAGAGTTGTCGTAAACACTAAACAAAAGTAAACGCAAACGACTCACAGTTCGCATTAGCAGCCTAAACACTGCTTAGGGTTTTGGTTAGTTTCCTCGTAACAGAATAACTAACCTTGTATTAACAACGAAAAGGTAAACATATGAAGAGATTTTTCTTAGTAGCAGCATTATTAGCATCCATGGGTGTTCAAGCAGTTGAGGTAGGTATTAACGCAAGTCGTGATACTGCAAATCAATATCGTACTGGTTATGGTTTAACTATTGGTCAGAAGATGGACAAGGTAGGAATTACTACCGGTATCGATAAGTATACTGATGGTGATCAGTTATACAAGTACAGCTTGGTAGGTTCATACGATGTAACTAAAATTGGTGCTGCAACTGTTGCAGTAAAAGCTGGCGCCGCATATCTGGATCAGAAAAATGCATCTGATGGTTTTGCAGCATTAGTGGGTGCAGGTGTTACATACCCATTAACTAAAGAGTTAGCTGTTACCACAGATTACCGTTATCAACAAGGACAGACTCGTATCAGTAAGTTAAATGGTAATGCACTCTACGCTGGTGTAAAGTACACATTTTAATAATAGAGTTGTTAGTCTCTTAAAACTATCTGGGTTGAAGGCCCCATTAAAACCTTCATTACACTCATACACACAAAGGAGATTATTATGAGTAACATGTCACCATTCGAGATCCGTCTCGAACTTCTAAAAATGGCCAAAGATATGCTGAACGACGATTACTACGGTAAGCGGGAAGTAATATCTAACGACTGGTCTACGAAGGTGGAATCGGCAAGACATGCCGGCCAGACCCCACCTGAGCATCCGGGCTACCCTGCCTACCCCTCTGAAGCTGAAATCATTGCCAAGGCGCAAGTCTTGAATGGTTTTGTTTCTAACATCCCTACAGACATCAAACAGACTTCCACCAAGAAGTAATCTGAAGGTAGGGGCTCTTGTTAACTCAGGAGCCTCCTTAATAAGGAAAACCAATGGTAAAAACATTTAATCTATTTTTAAAAGTAGGTTTAGTTGTATCAACCGTATTATTAATTTCTAAATTTACAACTAACAAGATCGAGTATTATAAAACCAATCCATTTAACAGTACCCCTATTACAATGGAAGAAAGAGAAAGACAATTAGGTTGTCTAGCAAAAAACATTTATCATGAAGCAGCTTCTGAGCCTTTTGAAGGTAAAGTAGCAGTAGCACAAGTTACAATAAATCGCGCAAGTTCGGGTAAGTTTCCATCTGATATTTGTAACGTAGTATATCAGAAGAACGTTATTTACGGTAAAGTAATTTGCCAGTTCTCCTGGTATTGTCAAGCTGGTCCAACAGTAAGGTCCAATACACTTTATAAAGAGTCCATGGAAGTAGCTAAGAAAGTATTATTAGAAAACTTCAGATTACCTTCAATGACTAAAGCAATGTATTATCATGCTGATTATGTAAACCCTAATTGGAATCTTCCAAAGATCAGTCAAATTGGACGTCATATATTTTACGGTGAGAAAAATGGAAAAATTTAACGAAGTTAAAGAAGTAGTATTTAAGTACTTTGAAGGCTTTACTAAAGCCACATCTGATTCATTTGCATGGATTAGTATTGTAGTATTAATTTGCGCTACCATTCCTGGCTTTATTGCTGTAATGGCTGGAGCTACTGATAAGATGCCTCCTCTAGATATAGCATTAATGTTGTGGACGGGTCTGTTGCTTTATTTTGTAAAGTCAGCTATAATTAAAGATATGCTGATGGTAGTGACAATTGGTTTTGGTTTCGCCATTCAAGCAGTAATGCTGGGCCTTATTTACTTTGTATGACTGACGAAAACGAACAATTAACCGATGCTTTAGTAATAACTAAACGGTTTAGATCACCTACCGAGTTTAGTTTGTATATTGATGAAATTGTATCCAAGTTTAATATAACTTACATGGATGCTGTTATTAATTATTGTAATGAGAAAGATATCGATATTGATAGTATTGGATCTTTAATTAATCAGAAGCTTCGAGAGAAGATTCAAGTAGAGGCCGAAGTGGCTAATATGATTAAACCCCGAGGTCACTTACCTGTATGATTATGGAACCATTTGAAGTTTATCGTTATTATTTGGCTTTACGCTTACATTTTACGACAGACAATTATGATGTGATTGAACAGAAGGGTCGGGTTCGTGCTACCAAGAACTCTTTCTTTAAACGTAAAGATCTTTTAGCTATTCGCCGTGTGGCAGAGACTTATTCGGATAAAGATATTGTAGACTTCTTGGTAGCCAATTTTGTGTCCGGTGATAGATGGGGCGGGGTATTTGATGTTGAATCTAAAGACCGCTACCAAGGATGGAAGAAACGTATAGAATCTATCTCATATACGTTTAAAAAAGAGATTGATAAAGCTGTTGCGTATGCTGATAAAAACGGTATTACCTTTGACAAACTCTTCTACTGCAATAACGGGCAACATCCGTCTATTGTAAAAATGTATCTTCGGAATGATATTTCAATTGAGACGCTTGTAATTCTGAATAAGCTAAATAATTTTACTGATCAATTAGATCAGGACTTAAAAGATGATTTAGTCTGGCCGGATACATCGAGAATTATCAAGAAGTATTCACCTTTTCTAGAAATTAAAAAAGACAAATACTATGAAATTTACCGAAGAGCAATTGGACCTTTCTGACGCCCGTATTACGGAAATAGAAAAGTCTATTTGTATCCTACAGGATAATATGACAGAGTTATCCGAACATATTAGAGAAACCCAACGATATTTAATTAAACTAGCCCATCACCAATCGGAAATTACGAAACGTATTTCTGCTTGGCCGTTTATAGCAGTTGATAGTAAAAGAGATGAAACGTAAGAATTTTGAAATCGATTACGAGAAGAAAGCTCGTAAAGTTACTAAAGGTGTCGATAAGAGTGGCAAATATCGAAAAAGTATATATAATATGTTAGAAGAGGAAGACGAAAGTCTCGATCTAGATGACAGTGATGTAGATAATTATGATGATCTTGATGATATTAAATAATAAAATACAACACAAATACAACGCTTATACAACGCATACAAGG